TGGTACTAATGTGCCAATAATATCGTCAGCTTCAGCACCTTCAATATCTAATACTTTATATGGGAAATTATCTTTGAGTTCTTGCTTGAATTTGGCAAGCATATCAAAGATTAAATGCCAATCCAAGTCGGACTTGTCACGATTCTTTTTACGATTTGCTTTATAAAAAGGAAAATATTCTTTACGCCAGTATTTACGGTTATCGCAACACAGTACCACTTCACCATATTCAGTTTTAAAGTTTTTAACGTGAGTACGAATAATATTCAATACCATATGACGAATGAGATGTTCATCTAGTTTGCCTTTTTGGTTGGCAATTTGAGCCATTAGTCCGGCAAGTAATACTTGGTTTAAATCAATCAGGATCATAACAAACTTTCAATAGTTTCAATTAAGAGACCATTGTATCACACTTCCTGTAATTTGTCAAATGTTTTTTGGATAAAGGTATTTGAAGTGGTAGTCTTTCTGGCAATAACACCAAACCAATTTTGTGGTATTAATCCAGATATGTATTCAAATGGATCCACAAAGACGGCATCAAATCTATCAACATCATATAATTTATCTTTTTTGGTATCTTCTTTGAATAGAATAACGTGATAAGCATGACCTAGATATGAACCACCAATACTTTCACCGGGGTTTTTATATGTGACTGCTTCTACTTGAACTTGATTTTCTTTATCTCCTGGAAGAAAAAAGATGGCATCATGTTCATCTTTACTGAATTCCTTTAGGAAGTCTAGCATTATAGTCCTTAATATGTGATTTTCTAACTCTTACCATTATCCATGTATTGTAATAGTCATCGCTTTCCATTACACCACGAATAAATTGTTCTTTAGCTTCAAGATAACCACATTCACCTTTGGTGTGGCAAAGATGAAGTATTTCTCTAGTGAAGTTTTCATTCCCTAATGATAACACATCTTTAGCCAGTTCGGCACTACTTCCATAGTAAGTTTGCCAATCACTTGGTGCTTTATACCGCTTTTTCTTACCTTTGACCTGTTTGGTTTTGGAAGAATAAAAGAATTTCTTCCCTATGTATTTTCTACCATTCGTCAGATTAGTTATCTGATACACGAACCCGTAATTATTACCAATCAAGTCTTCCGTAAAATCTTTACCATTATATTGCCAGCTTAGTCCCATTCTCCATTGTCCATATCATCTTCATCATCCTCTATATAGTCCTCGGATAATTCTTCGATAATTTCGCCACAAAATGGACAATGCTCTGGTAATTCTTGTGAAACTAATTCTTCTACAAAACTAACTGTATATTGGGATTCACAACTTAAACAATCTCCCGATAATGATTTGTTTGTCATTTTAATATATTTCCTAACGCAGAAAGTTTAGATTTAATATCGTCTATTTGCGCTTGTAATTTTTGAACATCTGTAATTGTTGCAACAGAAGAAAAAGAAATCTCTGCTTGTTTAATTACAGGAGGTGTTGTAACCGATGAACTTAAATCTACTGATTTTTTTGATGTATTCATTTAATTTTCCTTTTATATTTTAATGAGCCCATACATCACCCCAATCTCCAGACAAAGAACCTTTAGCATAATCGGTTGCTCTGTTTTCAAAGAAATTGGTGTGAGTAGGGGCATTAATCATTTCTTCTACCCACGGTAGAGGATTACGTTTCACTTTAAACTGACCTTTGAGTCCTAAAGAAATCAATCTGCGGTCGGCAATATAACGAATATACTTCTTAACATCTTCAGCAGATAAATCTTCCATGGCACCCATTGCGAATGCCAAATCAATAAACTTATCTTCTAATTCTACCATGCGTTCAGCAATGGTGTATAATCTACCTTTTAGTTCATCGTTCCAAATTTCACGATTTTCTTCTATGTATGTACGGAACAATTTAATCATATTCTCGGTGTGTTGAGTTTCGTCAACAATAGACCAAGTAACAATCTGACCCATACCTTTCATCTTACCGTGGCGTGGAAAGTTCAATAACATAATGAATGATGAGAACAACTGCATACCTTCAGTAAAGGCAGAGAACACGGCAATATGTGTTGCTGTATTTTCTTTAGTAGTATTCTGACTAGAGATATTTAACACATAATCATGTTTCTCTTTCATTTCAGCATACGCCATAAACTCATTGTAGGTTGTGTCTGGAAGACCCAAGGTTTCAATTAAGTGTGAATATGCAGCAATGTGTAAGGCTTCTCTTGCAGCAAACCCCAAGAGCATCATCCTAATTTCTGGTTGTGGGAAGTAAGGTAGATAATTATTAACATAACCCCCAGCAACGTCAATATCTCCTTGGGTGAAGAATCTAAAAATGTGTGTGAGAAATTGTTTTTCTTCTTTTGTAAGCTTCTTTTTCCAATCCTTAACATCTTCAAGCATTGGTACTTCAGTATGTAACCAATGAGATTGCTCATGCTTAAGCCATGCATCATAAGCCCAAGCATAATTAAAAGGTTTAAAATATGTCCGTTCATCGGTCATCCTTGATTCTGTTTTTTTAATCATTTTTTCCTTTATTGCTGCATTAATTCATCGACAAACTCTAATAATAATTTATGATGGCTATTATTATGCCAATGTGGTTTCATCCAAGAATAACTATCATACCAAAACTTCTCACTTTCAGGATGACAACCTATCAATCCAATTCTTTTTTGTATTATCGCCATTGGATCTTCGTTGGCGTATGTTGCAATTGTTTTAAATCCTTCACCTGTTAAAGCACAACCATCATAAAAAAACATCTTTTCTTTTTGGCCATTCCATGTAACATTGATTGCTTTTGCATGAGGCCTTTTTGTATCAGTATTAGGTTGTTTAATATACTGAACTGCATCTACATTATCAAGTATATTAAAATAATGACTACCAGCCCAATATGCTCCCATACAAATACCAAGATACCTGCCACCATTTTTTACAAAATCAGTTATTAATTTTGTATTATTTTTAAGTATAGTATCGTATGAATCTGAACTTCCAAATCCACCAGGAAAAACAACCATATCAACATCATCAAAGAAACCTTCTTCAACTTCATTCTTTGAAAATAGTTTGAAGTTGTATGATGATGATAAGGCCTGCATCACACCGTTTGTTGATTGTACGGAACATTTTGGGTCACATACAAATAAAGCAATCTTATTTTTCATACATTACTGTATTTGTATCTCCCAATGCCCATTTAGGATCAGTTTCTACTGACCATTTTTTGGTTGCCACTTTAAAATCTGGCATTTTTAATTCTTTTGGATTACTACTCGGTTCTAATATAATTAAACGATTATTTGGTTGAGCAGCAAACTGCCCATTATCACACATAACAAAATTGTAAGACTTATGATCCTCGACATCTTCGGAAAAGCCAGTATCAAGAGTATTAAAATCAGGATGGGCACTATCAACTGTAAAAAGATATACTCCATACATCCAGCCTCCATCTTTCAATTTAAATTTACACCTCATGGATTGTAACTGTGCTTTTTTTATTACTGTAATATCATAAGAAAGACAATCCCAAAGTTGTAGATGATCCAATGGTAAAGGTTCACCTTCAATTGGTTTCCAGCAATAAGCATGTAGAGGAAGTTTATCGTATAATGCACCATAGTTGTTTAGGTATGATTCAATACGAAATGCTTGACCCCTTAATGATTTGATACTTATCCACCAACAAGGTTCAAGTTCTCCATGACCTTTCTCAAAGTCATAAAGAAACTCTCTACGAACAAAACATTTTACTACTGGTAGATTAGCTACAATATGTGCCATTAAAATGCTACCGATGAACCACAACCACAAGTTGATTTAACCTCTGGATTAGTTATAATAAATTGTGAATTAAATTTTTCATCTTTATAATCTAAAGTAGCTCCCATTAAGTATTGTGCTGACATTGAATCAACGAACACTTTAATAGAATCTTTTTCAATCACAAAATCATCTTCTTCTTGTTTGTCATCAAAAGTGAATTCATATTGAAAGCCTGAACACCCTCCACCTCTTACTGACATTCTTAATGCCAAATTATCATTGTCTTTTTCTTCAACAATTAAATCTCTAATTTTATTGAAAGCGTTATCTGTTACAGTAACCATTTTATACCTTACATGAACATTTAAGTTCGTAATCTTTTATTGCTGCTTTAATTGCATCTTCAGCCAAGATTGAACAATGTATTTTTACCGGCGGGAGTGCCAATTCTTCAGCAATTTGAAAATTTTTAATTGCTTCAGCTTGTTCAAGAGTTTTTCCTTTAACCCATTCTGTGACCAGCGAGCTTGAAGCAATCGCAGAACCACATCCGTATGTTTTGAATTTTGCATCTGTAATAATTCCATCTTTTACTTTGATTTGAAGTTTCATTACATCACCACAGGCAGGTGCGCCCACCATACCTGTGCCAACATTTTCATCATTTGAATCCATTTTACCAACGTTGCGTGGATTTTCGTAATGGTCTAATACTTTATCTGAATATGCCATTTAACCTTCACAAGCAATACAATCGTTACCTTGAGCAATCTGTGTCATATCTAGCTCTTTGATAACATTTCTTTCAATCCTCTTAGACACTTTATCTGCCTTACCAATCTTTTCGGAACGGCAGTAGTAAAGAGTTTTGAGTCCTTTTTTCCATGCCATAAAGTGAATGGCGTGAATATATTTAATGTGTGCATCTGGTCTAAAGAATAGATTTAGTGATTGTGCTTGGTCAATATACTGTTGTCTATCACCAGCCAATTCAATTACCCATCTTTGGTCAATTTCCATGGATGTTTTGAATACATCTTTATCATGTTGTGACATCCAATCTAGATGTTGAACAGAACCATCGTTAGCAATAATAGATGACCAAACATCATCATACCATTCGGCTGGTTTATCATGTGATAGTTTAATAATTAATTCATTCAACCAACGATTCTTATTCAGGTGTGATCCCGAAAGAGTATCTTGTCGATAAGCGTTAGCACGGTAAGGCTCAATACTAGGGCTAGTGTTACCCATGATAATTGAAGAAGATGCGTTTGGTGCGATAGCCATAAGATGACTAAAACGATTGCCAGTTCCCACCGCATCAGGAGCCTCACCTCTTTCCAATCCAAGTTGTTTATTAGCATTATCTAATCCTTCTCGAATAGATTTGAATATTCTGTTGTTGGCAACTTTGGCCATAACACCTTCAAAAGCAATTCCGTTACGTTGTAGATAAGCATGAAACCCGAGAGCACCAATACCAATGGAGCGCTCTCGCTGAGCGGAATATCTAGCACGAGCGATAGCGTCAGGAGCATTATCAATGAAGAAGTTAAGCACATTATCGAGCATTTCAGCAACATCTTTGAGAAAGAGTGGTTCATTTTTCCATTCATCGTAGGTCTCCAAATTCAAGGAAGATAAACAACATACAGCTGTTCTTTCTTCGTTAGTAGGTAAAATAATTTCAGAACAAAGATTTGATTGATGTACTTTTAATCCTAAATCTTTTAAGTGTTGCGGTAAATGGTTGTTACTTGTATCAATGTAATGAATGTATGGTTCACCAGTATGCATACGCAATTCAAGAATCATTTGCCATAACATCTTGGCTGATACAGTTTCACGGATTTCTTTTGATGCTGGATCAATTAAATCCCAAGAATCATCAAATTCAGGATCCAACATAGACTGTTCAATAAGGTGCATGAACTCATCTGTAATATTAATACCGTGATGTAAATTTAAACACCGCTGGTTTGGATCACCAGTCGGTTTACGCATCTCTAAGAAGCCAATGATATCAGGATGGCTGATGTCGAGATAAGCAGCATAACTGCCCCTGCGAGTGCGACCCTGGCGGTATGCGAGAGAACTTGCGTCATAGATTTTGAGGTGAGGCATGACACCAGTAGATTTATCGTCTGCTGAACGAATACCAAAGCCAATACCAACGCCACCCCCGAGCATAGAAAGCCAATTAGTTTCAGAAAGGTTATCAACTAGTCCCTCCGCAGTATCTTCGATATAATTAAGGAAACATGATATAGGCATGCCACGCTTACTACGACCAAAACTGAGAATGGGAGTAGAATAAGA